CGTGTCATTTGATTTGATTTTGTTTTTTAAAATATTCGTCAATTACTGATTTGCAGTGATCAAAGCCACATCCAAAGATGGCCGCATAACCCAGCCGTTTCAATTCCTCCAAAGATTTCAATTGCTCCTGAACGTGCTGGTCATTCCTAAAATGTCCCGATTTTGTCAATATTTGAGACAGATCTTTTTTAATCTCAATAATCAGTCCATGATAGCTTTTGTTCGGGTGCATGATAATAAGGTCAGGTATCTTATAACCCTTGCACCGGATGGACTTTAATGCCTTTGCCATACCGATACTTACCCGCACCCCTGAGCTATCAGACGTATAAATCACCTTTGGATATTGAAGGTTAAGATATCTACACACCTGTGAGTGTATCTGCTTTTCGGTCATCTGTTAGTCTTGTTCTTCCCGGAACAAACGGAGTGATTTTGTAATCTTTAAAATAATGGATAATAGTCGTATGGTCACGGTTTAAAAACTTACCCAATTTTTTAAAGCTGGCATTGTGGATTAATCTCATGTGCCTGCAAAAGTGTACGCGAGCCATCACGTAGATATGGTATCGCTCTTTGCATTTGAGATTATCGATCGTAATGCCATATATCTGACAGATATCTTCAGCATTGGATAAAAGCATTTCATCGGATACGAAGCCGCCTACACGGTATGCCCTTACCTTGTCTTTCAGGTAGGCATCTTCATATTCCTGCAGAATATCTACAAGAACATTATAAGCGGCCGGGATTAACGTGACATCCAACAATCCACTGATTCTTTTTATTAATTGGTTTCTGGTCATGATTAGAAGGGTAAGTCGGTTTTATCGTCAAAGACGGTTTTAGGTTTGTTATCGTAAACATTATCTTTTTTCATCGGCTCACTTATCTTGATGCTGATAAACTTACCCGATTTGCCTTCACGTATCCAGCCGGCAATGTCTTTTTCTTTGCCTTCGATGTTTACTTTGCCTTTGTAGTCAGGAGCTTTTTCGTTCCCTTTTTTGTCGTTTTTAAACAGAACTCCGCTGTTTGTGTTGTCGTAGTTTGACATTTTGATTTGATTTATTGGTTAATTAAAAAATTTACTAATGAATGATTTTTTCTCTTGTTCTTTAGTTTTTTGTTTCGTTTCTAATTCATTAATTCTCAGTAATGCTTTTTCTAGAGCATCTTTATATTGTGTTAATTCTTCCTTTGATTGATTAGGTAAGCTTTCGCTCTTTTGATTAATCTTTTGATTTATCTTAGAAAAACTTTCTTCAGAAATTTCTTTTCTTTTATTATTTATTTTTTCAATCATTTCAAGGTTAGGAGGATTTCCTTTCCATATTATTTTTCCGTTTTTCATTTCACTTAAAAGTCCACATATCTGGATTTGTGGTTTCATTCCAATATTTACTTTGTTTCTCTATCTCATCATCTGATATTTCTGGTATAACCATAGATTTAGATGCTTCTACTAATGCTTTTACAATCACTTTATCTACATAATCAGCCGTGTCTTCAGCACCATCTAATGTTCTTTTAATAATTTCTGCATTCTCCATTTGTTTAGCTTGTTCAAATGCTTCTTTTAATTCTTTAAAAAAATGAATATTGAACGTTGCCATTTTATTTTCTAACCATTCTACTGCTGTTTGTTGTGCCATAACTTTTCTATTTCTTGTTTTACTTCTTGCCAATAATTTACCAATGGGTTAATATCATTACTCAATACCTCTATTATCTCATCCACTGCAATTAAAGCACATTGTTTGGATTCAAATTCATTCATTGCACTTGTACCTTCTCTGTCAAGAACTTTTATATGAAACTTATTTACTAACTCTTTTGCTTTTTGTTTTGGTGTCATAACTATTTATTTTATAATTGTTTTAGTAGATTTAGTGTTGTTCTTAATTCTTTTTCATCAAGACAAACAGCAATTTGTCTGTGCATAGGAATCCAAAAACATCTATAATTTTGTACTATTACATAACCAATATAGTTTCTACCTCTACAAGAATACAGTTTTTTATAATAAGTGTAATTTAAGTCTTCAAATCCACGTTTAAAAAAATTTAATAGTTTTTTCATTGTTTATAAATTTAGTAGTCAGGACAGGATTCGAACCTGTATAAACCAGTTGTTGCTGATTGCTTTCCTATTGATTACGTCTAATCAATTTCGCCACCTGACTATTTTGCTTGTCTTTCCAAGCTGTCATTCCTATATTTTGTTAAGGATGGAACACCCTTGCAGTCAGGACAGGATTCGAACCTGTATCAATGATGTGTTTTGCTTCCACCACATTACCACGAATTGACTCCAATTCCGCCACCTGACTATGATTTATTAAGTAATTTAATTAAGTATACAAACAAAATTTTGCTTGTTGTTATTTATTTTTTAATTGTTCTCTATACCATTTAGCACCTGCTTTCCATGCTAATATAAATCAAAATGTCTTAATGCATCTCCTAATTGATTGCCAAGGTCATGATATCGTATTATGTTATGTAACGAATATTCCTCTTTACCTTGTTGTGATTTGCAGTAAATATCATATACTGCTGCTGCTACCTTGTAGATTGTAATTTTTGCCATGTTTGTTTTAATTATTGATTATAAAAATTGATTGACTGCATTTCAGTTTTCAGGGCGGATAGAATCGACCTTATAAGGTCAAGCTGATGCGTAGCGGCTGCATTAGTACGGTCTGCCAGTTCAAAGTTATATTCCTGATCGGCTACGGATGCGGTAACATATTCTTTGAAGTTAGCAGGTGTTAATCTGTGGTTCTCCATCATTAACTTATCAATGGTTTCTTTTTTCCTTTGCAGTAAATCACGCTTCGCCTGTGCCTTTGCAAGTCCGGTATAAGCTATCCATCCGGCCAACTTTGCACCGTACTCAGTACAAGCCGCAATGCTTTCCAACGTTTGCGGGGTTACGGCCTGAAGCTGTGTATTGATTTCGGTAATGCTTAACTGATTCATTTTAATGTTACTGCTATTGATGTGGTGGATGTTTTTACCGGAGGATACATTTTAATGACCTCACCTGAATCGGCATTGACTACCTCAATACCTTCGGCCGGCAATACCTTTAAATGAGCCTCAACTGCTTTCTGCTTATCCTTTAATTCAGTAATTTGATTTTCCAACATCTGCCAGTTCGGATCGCCACATTTAGAATAATCGTACTTAACGCCGGTCTCTTTGATTTCCATCTTTGATCCATTAAATTGAAAGGACTTACCATGCTTCATGCCTTCGGTTAATACGGCATCTTTATACCGGCTATTAGCCGTCAGCATCTTAATAAAGTCTTCCATTGCCTTTACCTGATAATGGATATCCAGCGGGTTAAGGTCACCGGCATCAATCGCTTCGACTATCTGAATAGCCAGTTCTTCCCGGTTTGCCTTATTTACGGCGAAGGCTGCCATGCTTTCTGTGGTTTGTAATTGTTGCATAATTATTGGTTTATTGGTTTGTGATTTCGTTAATACGTTTCTCTATTTTGATAAGGTCGGCCATTGCGGATGCGTCATTAATTGACCTTTGAGCGGATGCGCGTTTCATGGCATCGGTAATATCCTGACATTTAAGAATCAGTTTGCTTTTATAGTCCGTTAAGTCCTCTTTGCCATGTGTATTGGTAGCGTCTGCATCCTTACTGTCATCCAGTAGAAATAATCCCGATAAGGCATACTTCCGTGCATATGATGAAGATGCACCAAAGCATTGAGCCGCTGACATTCCTTTTGTATTTAAGTCTACACCTGCCTGAGCAGTTACCTTTATACCATCTTTGAAATCTGGGAATAATAATGTTGCGGTAGTTTCTATAAATATAACTGAGCCAACCTCTTTAATCTCATCAGATAATTTTAATACGCATTCGTATTTTTTAAGTAAAGGTTTAAGAGCCTCCAGAATTTCCTCTGCGTTTCTGTAATAATATTTACCAAAAGAATTAAATTGACCTTTAGGTACTTTTAAATCAGATTGTATTTGTATTAATTGTTTCATAATATTTAAAGTTTGTTTTATTTGGGTTTTTGTTTTGTAACATTGCTCTTAATGTAGAATAATTCATGTTTAGCAATATTGCAACTTCTTTAGCGCAATCATATATTTCTCCAGTTTTAATATTTATTACTTTTTTTGCTTTATTATTTTTCCCTAATAATTGCATACCCTTTATTTTATCTGATATAATTTTTCGTGTTTCTTCAGTATGTTTTTTACCTTTAAAATATGCATTGCCATAAGCGGGATTATCTTTCCCATATTTAATTCTTTTTTTAATATGCTCAGGAGATTGTTTTTTGCCTTTAATATAACTTAATAATTTATCTTTTTGTTCTTTGGATAACTTTTTACCTTTATGAATTTTTGACATTTTTAATAAAGTTTCTTTTGAAAAAGATTTTATTTTATCTCCTTTCAATGGTATTTTTAAATTAAGATTATATCTATGTAATACATTATGTTTTATGCACCAATACCTTTCCTTTTCTAATAAATTGTCTTTATTGCATAGCTCAAGTATTATAAACCTATGGTTCTTGTAACCATATTTATTTATTGAATTTCTAATTTTATGCTGCTCCTTAATTCTCAGGTATTTGTATTGTTTAATTCTTCTTTCAATATTTATTGAACTCCCAACATATTTGGCATTTACTGGATTTATTATCATGTAAACTCCTACCATATCGCAAACTTAAGGATATATCTTCAGGTTTCCAAATAAACAAAGCTGTTGAATTGGTTTTTAGGAGCTTTCAGCTCCGATTGAATGTTAATAAGCTGTTTCATTTGATATGTTTGAAAATTCTAAAATACCTGCTTTCTTACCTGCATAAAAGATATCGGTCATAAGATATGCAATACGTTCACTATCAAAAGAAAATCTCATCTTTTTGTAATCAGTATCAGTATTCTCAATTGAAATGATGGTAAAGGAATGTAACATATTCTTATCGGCAATATCCTGATATTCTTTTATGTTTTCAGGATGTGTAAGAATAAAATCAGTAATAATCATTTTTTACGTTTTAATGGGTGGCGCACCCGGTTATTGTTAATGTCGTTTAAATAATCCTGAAACTGAACTTCTATGGCGAAGAAGATAATCAGGGCAAATATGGCTATTATTATCATATCTCGTCTGTAAATAGGTTATAAAGTGAAAGCGAGATTATCAATAAACATACGATCAAAAGTATCAGCATCATTGTTTTTCTCGTTTAATAGTGAAATAATAGCTTGTAACAGGTCATTGTATCTGGACTGATCAAATGTCATGGATTCAGCGCGGGGCATGGTAAATCCCTGATAAATCAATTTACCGGCAGGCGTTTCAGATACGTGAAGCGTGATGGATGGGTAAGTACCTTTGCCGTCAAAGGTTGGCCAGAATGTCTTTGCATCAGGGTAAAACTGAATGTCGAAAGTTTGAAGTTGCATGGTTTTAGGTTTAATTGTGAATTAATAGTGTAAAGCTATACCATTGTTTTCAACATTCCAAATATTTTTTTATCTTTTTTTAAATTATTTGTATTAACTAAAATACTTTTATATTATGGCAGCCTCCACATTTAGTCACAAACTAAATAAATTAGCCGAAATACTGGAGGCCGAATACTCAACACCCAAATTCAGAGAGTGTACGGATAAGAATAAAGAATACGACAAAAGTCGCTATCTTTACATTTGGTACGCATTTAACAGCTTAAATACCCCAAGAATAGTAATCCGGGATACATTGCCATGCTACGGATACGGCAAAACAATATACCAGGTAATCAGACGAATGTATTTAAGACGAAAGGATAAAGAATTGATATTAGAAATAAATCACATTAAGCGGTTGTATGGCTTATGATAAAGATGAAATATTAAGTAAGTGTTTAAAGGCAATAGAGGAGCATAAATGCACTACTTTTGACGAAATGAGCCTTTATGTTGAGCCGACAATAAAATGTTTATATGATTGGAAATTTCATGAATGTGAGGATATAAAAGGTGCAATAGCAAAACAAAAGGTTATAGCTAAAAGCCGAATGAAGAAAAACTGGCAAAGCCAAGAGGCGGCACCGGCATTGCAAATAGCAGCATTTAAGCTGATGGCAGATGAAGATGAATTTAATAAGCTGATTACTAATAAAAGCGATGTAAAAGCCGATGTAAACATTCCACAACTCAAACAAGTTATTATTACCCCTAATGGCAGTACCGAGCAAAGTAATATGGCCGACGCATCAAGCATATAAAGACGGGGCGCAAATAATATGTAATGAAGGCGGCAGTCGGTCCGGTAAATCATATTCAACTATTCAGATACTTGTCAGCATTGCAACTACACAAAATAATAAACGAATATCAATAGTATCTCATTCGCTTCCACACATCAAACGTGGTGCATTTAGGGATTTACAACAGGTTTTAAGGGATACGGGCAATTGGTATGAAGAATGGATGCGATGGACTGACTTTGTTTATTCATTTCCAAATGGATCTTACATTGAATTATTCGGCCTTGAAGATGAAGGCAAAGCACGTGGACCGGGTAGAGATATTCTATTTATAAATGAAGCTAACCTAATCAGTAAGCTATTATTTGACCAGTTGGCCATGCGGACAACCGGTACCATCTTTATGGACTGGAATCCGGCTGAGTTCAGATCATGGGTATATGATATTGCCGACAACCCTAAAAACATAAAGATCCATAGTACTTATGTAGACAATATCCACAACTTAAGCCAGCAGCAAATTGATTACATTGAAAGTTATAAAGATTTGCCCGATGATTTTATGTGGAAGGTATATGGGTTAGGGGAAAGGGGAGCGGCAAAAGAATTGATATACACCAACTGGAAGATAGTGAGCGAACTACCGGGCAAAGGTACTGTATTTTATGGCCTCGACTTTGGTTATACTGTACCTACTGCTCTCGTAAAGATAGAACATTATGAAGGTGCAAATTATGTAGAAGAAATGCTTTATTTGCCTAAGTTGACAATTTCAGACCTTATAAACAAATTAAAGGGTTTAAATTTGACAAGGAGCGATGAGATATTTTGTGATGCAGCCGAGCCGAAAACAATAGAAGAGCTTAGTCGGAATAACTTTAACTGCAAACCAGCCGACAAAGATGTATGGGCCGGCATCATGAAGGTAAAATCACATCCTTTGCATATTGTACATAATAGCAACAATCTGAAAGCAGAGTTGCAATCGTACAAATGGAAGACTGATAAGGATGGCAATATAGCAAGTGATGAAAGTCCTGTAAAGGAGAATGATCACTTATTGGATGCAATGAGATATGGCATCTTTACTAAACTTACAACAAAATCACCCAGTTGGGTAGCATTCTAATGAGTTGGATAAATAAACTTTTAGGCATTGAAAAGATACAGAAAAAAGCAATGTCATTTCCAGGTGTTTATGTAGGCGCGCCAATAAGCTTTTTTAAATGGGATCGTGACCAGAATGCTTACGATAATAATGACACGGTTTATACGGTTGTCAAAAAGATAGGGCGCAAAGCTGCAACCGTGCCCATTTATAGCTACTTGCCAAAGAATCAAACCACATTAAAGCGTTATAAACATTCACCAGTTAATAACGTACAACGTTACCAAATAGACCGGATAAAGGCATTGGATGAAGTTGTAAGCAATTCAGCATTAAGTAACCTGATTAATAACCCTAACCCTACACAAGGGGCCGATGCATTCTTTGAGGGTGTATTTAGCTTTTATGCTTTAAATGGTGAGGCGTTTATCTGGCTTAATCGTGGCGGCATTGAAGATGGTGAGGTGTTAGAGATGTACTTAATCCCGCCGGATAAAGTTGAATTAGTGCCCTCTCCAAATGATTTATATGGTGTTTTGGGTTACATATTGGATATAAACGGAAAGCTTATATCTATACCTAAATCGGACATAATACACTGGAAAACATTTAACCCAAATTTTGATGTTGTTGACCGTAGCCATTTACGTGGCTTTAATCCAATGCGGCCATTAAAGCGTAGGTTACAACAAGATAATGATGCGATGGAGGCGGCAGTTGCAATGTTTCAAAATGGCGGTGCAAAGGGGGTATTGACAAATGAGACATTGGATAATTTAACGCCAGAGCAGGCCGGGCAATTAAAGGCGGTTATTGACAATAAGATAAATAACACGGCCATGAAGGCGGCGGTGGCTACTCTACAGGGCAAATGGGAGTTTTTAAATATAGGCAAGGATAGTGTTGATATGCAGCTATTAGATAGCCAGGATAAGACGATGGAGCGTATCGCAATGGCATTGGGTGTAGATCCTGACATATTAGTACCGGGTCAATCATTTAGTAACAGAGAATGGGCGCAAAAGAAGTTTGTGACCGATCTTATCATGCCGATGTGTAATAGCTTACGTGATGAACTAAATCGGGTATTAGTGCCATCCTTTGGCAGCCGTGAGTATTTAGATTATGATTTCAGTACATTACCCGAACTGCAGGATGATTATTCTAAAATGTCAACGGTGTACAATGGCATGTTTGACAGAGGCACGATAAATGGTAATGAATATCGCAAGTTGTTAGGTTTTGAAGCTACTGCTATACCAATGCATGAGCGGTATTTAATTACTGGAAATTACGGATTAATAGAGGATGTGGATGTACCTGAAGAAGATATAAACAATGACAACAGCGGAGAATACAACGATTATATGGCTTAGGGGGTATGGATGGTATTTTGTGCAAATGGACTATTTCAGCGCCAATATAAACGTGCCGGCCATAAGCTTTTTTAGGGAATGTTTTGAGAATGTCAACTACAACAGAAATTAAAAGTTATTGTCAAAGTATAGCCAAGCGGGTATATCCTGAAACTGAAAGGGAGAAAAACTGCATTAATGAGTATGGCAAAATGATAGTGAGGCGTGGGCATTTTACAAAAGAACTGATTAACTTCATATCGAAATATGACGGCAAGACAGCGGAGAATATACTGGAACAGGGAAAGGAACAAAGCCGTTAAATACATTAACAAGTATAAGGGTAAATTTTATCGGGCATTGCAGGCCGATATGAAAGGCTTTCAGGATGCTTTGCAGAATAGCGAACAGGATGCAAGGCGTTATGTCAATACGTTGTTATTTAGCGATGGCATAAGCCGGACCATGAATCAAATCATTAGAGACGTGGCGGTTAAGTATGCAAGGGATAATTACAATACTTTACGCAAAGAGAAGCAGTTTGGAACAAGTGAGGAGTGGATACAAATGATAATGGAGTATTTAGGCACTAACTTTTACGATAAAGGTGTATTGCAGATAGTCCAGACCAGCCGGGCCATGATGTTGGATATATTGGATAAAGGCAATCGTGAGGGGTGGGGATATTATGACTATGCAAGGTATATTAGTGAAACGGTGCCGGGGTTAAATCAGAATAGAGCTGATATGATAGCCAGAACGGAGGTGGGGCGCGCTATCCATGCCGGCACATTTATAGGTGCTGATAAGTCACCATTCCAAAAGCAGAAGATGTGGGTGGCTGCAAAGGATAATAGAACAAGGGGCAATCCGTTTAAAGGGAAAAAAGATAAAGCAGACCATTGGAATATGGATGGGCAGACCGTTGACTTTAATGATAAGTTTGTAGATAGCAGGTCAGGATCTGAAATGGAGCATCCACATGATCCACAAGCCAAAGCGGTTGATGTTATACGTTGCAGATGTACTTTTGTAGTAATTAATAAGAGGGATAAGAATGGCAATTTGATAAGGAAAAATAATATAGTTGACGCATTTAGATTATAAATATATTTTAGTATTTGAATTTTGTTGATATGCCAAGTCCGAGAGCAAATGAGAATAGAGATCAGTTTTTAGACAGGTGTATGGGTGATAGTGAAATGGTGGGTGAGTTTGGTGAGAATGATCAGAGATACGCGGTTTGTGTGTCGTACTGGCAAAATAAAAAGGTAATGAATACTATTCAGCATAAGGTTTACGATTTAAAGGCTCTCGATGTGGATACATCCAATAGGAGCGTAAAGGTGGCCATTGCTGAAATGGAATCTATTGACCGGGATGGGGATGTATTTGACAAGTCTGCATTTGATAAGACAATAACAGAGCGCGGACCATTAGGCTCAAATGAGATTTGGCATTTGATAAACCATGAACGTAAACTGGAGAGCAGTTTAGGTAAGTTCCAAAAGTTATATAAAGAGGGCAAATATATCGTTGGTGAAAATAATTACCGGGATATGTTCCTTTGGAAAGAGGTTGCATGGCCTTTATATGAAAGCGGAGACATTACCCAGCATTCAGTTGGATTTACCGTACTGAATCAGCAAAAGGCCGTAGATCACAATGTAATTACACAGGTTGCATTATGGGAAGGTAGCGCGGTGTTGTGGGGTGCAAATCCAAATACACCTACTTTTGACGTGGTTAAATCATTTTTAGATCAGAAGAAAGAAACGGCCATCGATTACATGGCATGGGTTATTAAGAAGCTGAAAGAAGGTAAATATACCGGCGAAAACGAATCATTATTAGTAAACGAATTGCAGGAAGTATCAGCATTATTTTTGCCGCAGGAGACTGCACAAAATACAGAAGAGCCGCAGGAAACTGCACTTGATGTAAGTAAGCTGAGAAAGGCAATAGACATACAATTATTAAAATTTTACAAATAACAAAAAATGGCAAATGAAATCCTCGATGCATTGAATCCCCTTGTGGATGGCATCAAATCAGAAATCAAGGCAATTGATACAAAATTAGCCTCTGACATCGCGCAACTTAATGAAGACGCGCAAAAGAAAAATGAGACAATCGGCGAACTGAGCAACAAAGTAAAAGAATTTGCTGCTGCTGCAAACCGTCTTAAATCTGGCGTTGAAGATAGCGCTAAGAGAGATTGGTCAAATAGCGACAGATTCAAATCTGCTATTGTTGACATTGTTGCTGAAAACTTCGAGAAGATCAAATCTGAAACTCCTTTTACTGCAACTAAGGATGTAAAAGATATGACTTTGACTGGTAACCTGACCGGTACTTCTCAAATCAGCTACGTACCTAACGCTATCATGCGTTCATTCTACAATCCGCATTTGTATGATGTTTTCCGCATCATTCCAACTTCAACCGGAAACGTTACTTTCCCTCGTGCAAGTGATACAGTTAGTGAAGGATCTTTTGGTGCTCAAACTGAAGGAAACAGCAAACAGCAAATTGACTACAACATCACAATGGTGAATGTAGCTGTGCCTTTTATCGCTGGTTTCTCTAAAGTAAGCCGTCAGATGCTGCAAGATCTTCCTTTCTTACAAGCTTACCTTTCTCAGTCGCTTGTTGAAGATTGGAACAGAGCCGTTAACACTCGTTTCCTGAATACAATCGCTTCCGGATCAACTGCACTTTCTTCCGCTGCTACTGTTAATGCTGAAAAAATGATTGATGGTGTTGCACAACATGGCGCTCTCGGTTTAGGTCAACCTAACCTGATCCTGACTACTCACGCATCATGGGCAACTTTGATGAAGACTAAGCCAGGCGATTATAGCATCCCCGGTGGTGTAACTATCGGAGCTAACGGCGAAACTCGCATCGTTGGTGTGCCTGTAGTGCCTCATTCTCAGGTAACTGGATCTCGTTTCTATGTCTTAAATACTGATGCTTTCGGTATCGCTCAGGCTTCTGCTCTTAGCGTTCGCAGCACTGAATTTGATGACAAAGACTTCCAGAAGAACTTAATCACATACCGTGCTGAAGCTCGTATCGAGTTGTTAAGCTTCCAGCCGAAAGCTGCCGTTTACGGAACTACCGGAACTGCTTAATTTGGTTTGTTTTGGTGGCTTAAATGTGGAAAGGTTTGCAGCCATACCAAATGTGGATAGGTTTTTATCATTCAATTTATCGCAACAGGCTATACTACAAAGCATCACAGAAAATACTATGGTATTTGAAGATGATGTTAAGTTTGTGAATGACAAATTAAGCGATGTATTAACTACTGCACCAAAGGACTGGCATTTATTGTACTTATCAGGGCATACATTGCAGCCGTTGAAACATAAGCAATATCATTGGTGGCGGTGTAAGCATACCCATACAACGCATTCTGTTATTTATAGTCCATTTGCTGCTAAATACATTTTAAGCAAATACGATCCTTATAAGAGTGGTATTTATGATGACTTTTTATTAAGGAAGATACAACCTGTTTTAAATTGTTATATTTGTAAGCCATTCATCACTACACAGCGGCCTGGATATAGTGACCTTTGGCAGACCGAAACGGATTATGGCATTTTACATACTCAAAGCAAATTATTGTGAGGAAACTGCATATTACCTTTAGCGACAATAATATGACGAAGGCGGCTATCTTATGCCGGGATAGTGCAATAAAGCATGGCGCGCATCATTCCATTATGTTTAATGAAAAATGTTATGATCCTATATTTTATAGCCTAAACAAACACATTTTAGAACAACCAAGGGGAGCGGGTTATTGGTTATGGAAACCATACATCATTTACAATAATTTATGCAGATTAAATAAAGGGGATGTATTGATTTATACAGATGCAGGTGTTGAAATAGTAAATAACCTAAATCATATTATTGACCGGATGGATAATGATGTGTTTTTATTTGGCAATAATTACAGGCATTTGGATTGGTGTAAAATGGATGTGATGAATGCCATATATCCTGAATGGGGGAAAAAGTTTGACCGGGAAAGCAGGCAAATACAGGCATCTGCTATTTTTATTCGCAATACTGAGGCGGCGCGGTTATTTATTGGTAAATGGCTTAAATATTGCCAGTTGGATGGGTTTATTGACGATTCGCAAAGTTTGGTTTATAATTACCCATCCTTTCAGGAGCATCGGCATGATCAGGCAATACTTACGTGCCTTGCTTATTATCATAATATAAAGATTCATTATTGGCCGGCGCAATATAACGGCGGGCAGTTTGTATATGATAAACATCCGCAATTTTCACAAGATAATTATCCTATTATATTTCATCATCACCGCAAACGAAACAACGAATGGTAAAGAGAATTACATTAGAACGCTGGCATGAGGCTCAAATAGCTGAAAGGATATGCCATAAGTTTGACCGCAAACAAGGCGAAAACCATTATAAAAATACCTATTACAATTATTTTAAATATTTAGATATAAAAGATTCAGACGCTTTTATTATAGAAATAGGATGTGCTGACTTCCCGGCATTGCAATGGGTGAAGTTTGGTAAAGGATTATTTATTGAGCCTATGCCATCAGATATATTAAAAGAGATAGCAAAAGAATTAGGATGCGATATAATTGCAGAACCTGTTGAAAATATTGATATACCTGAATGTGATGAAATTTGGCTTTTAAATGTCATGCAGCACGTTATTAATCCGGACTTGTTTATAGCAAAGTGTAAAGCATCTGCTAAATTAATTAGATTCTTTGAGCCAATCGACTGGCCTATTGAAATATATCATCCGCATACATTTACATTTGAATGGTATAAAAACCATTTCCCTGATGCTAAATTATACGATGGTAAGCATCCTAATTTTCATGAAGCTAAATGTGCATACGGTATATGGTCACAAGTTTAAGTATAGGCACCGGCGGATTAGGTCGGTTTGGTAATCAGATGTGGACCATTGCGGGGTGCATTGGTATCGCAAGGGCAAACGGGATGGATTTTGCCTTTCCTAAATGGATTAATCATGATAATGCTTTGTTTGGGGGCAATAGAGACGATTTCAGCAAGTATTTCGTTAATCCATTGCCATTGCTACCTGATGGCCGGCATTGGCAGAATTACGGCTATTTTTGGGGTTTTAAATTGGTTAAGCTAAATCGGGGGGACTGGTCAATAGATTCACATTTGCAAAGTCCGATGTTTTTTGAGCATTGCATTGAAGAGGTCAGGCATTATTTTACGATGCGGAATGAAGGTGAGCAAAATGATTTTTGCGCTATCCATGTGAGGGCCGGTGATTATATCGACGATCCTAATGCTTATCATCCAAGGTGTAGCAAAGAATATTATCAGCAGGCTATCAGTATGATGCCGGCCGGTACTAAATACCTGATATTTAGTGATGACATTGAATTTGCCAAAGAGCGTGTAGGTGTAAAGGGAACATATTTAAGTGGCCACTATTTGAGTGATTTTAAATTAATGAAGCGGTGCAAACATTTTATAATAGCAAATAGCAGTTTTTCCGCAATGGCAGCATTATTAGCGGACCATCCCGAAAAGATAGTTATTGCACCCAAATCATGGTTTGGGCCGCACGTTGACATATCGGCAAAAGATATTTATCATCATAAATGGCTTGTAATATGAACATACTTTGGTCAATCCATCTTTACTTTCCCAAACATGGCAGCGGAGCAGAGGCAATGGCTCGAAATATAAACAGGTATTTAAAGGCACAAGGTCATGACATTAAAGTGTTATTACATCAGGCAAATCAGTATAAGATTACTGAAATGTACGATTATGAAGGGGTGGATGTGTTCCCTCCTGATGACTATATTATAGATCGGTTATTTACATGGGCCGATGTTGTTATTAGCCATTTAGATTATAACAAATGGACATCCCATCATTGTGAAAAGTATGGCAAAAAGTTTGTTCATATCGTACATAATGATATAAATTACCCATCCGTTGCAGATAGTCCGGTACCTGTTCATGTCGTTTACAATTCTCAATGGTGTGCTGAAAAGCTTAATTATAATCATAAGTCGATTATATTCCCGCCTCCGTTAAATGAATGGGTAAAGGTTGAGCCGACAAAAAGGGAGTACATTACGCTTATAAACCTGAATCAAAATAAGGGGGCGCGCTATTTTTATAGCCTTGCTAAAAAGTTACCTAAATATAAGTTTTTAGGAGTCAAGGGCAGTTATGATAATCAATATGTTGAGAACGTGCCTAATGTAAAAGTAATACCAAATACCCCTGATATCCGTGAGGTTTACAAGGTTACGAAAATACTGTTAGTGCCATCGCATTATGAAAGCTGGGGAATGGCAGCGGCCGAAGGTATGGCAAACGGCATTCCGGTTATTTATAACCCTACACCAGGACTGATTGAAAATGTAGGTGATGCTGGTATCTGCATGAAACGTGAGCAAACACAAGAATGGGCAAAGGAAATCACAAAGCTGATGACTGATGACGAATATTACCAAAAATGGGTAAATAAGGCATTAAAGAGGGCAACGGAGCAAACACCTGATTGGCCGGCATTGGAGCGGTTTATATGCGAATAAAAAACCCGGCAAATAAAAATAAGCCGGGAATAACCTATAACCATGCTTGCCTATGAAACAGGATACGAAGTTATAATTTTTAGTTGACAAATGAAAAGATAAACGCGTCAACAAGGTATTAATTTTGATAAGATGAATAATATTTACGAAATAAAGGTTACTGATGGAGCAGAGCCTATAAGCCTCGAAACTGCAAAGGATTGGTTAAGGGTTACAACCGAAGACGATGACACTATTATAACCGATCTTATTAAGGCCGCAAGGCAGCGGATTGAGGCATATAGTTTAAAATCAATGGTGAGCAAATCCGTTGTTTTGACGGGATATATTGAAACATCATTCAATATGCCGTATGCTCCTATTTCAACAATATCGGCCGTTAAGGCATTGCAGGGGCAAATTGTGGATACAGGTGCAAATGACTGGGATAATTTGGATGCTGATGAATATCAGGTAATAGGATACAACGAGAAGCAATTTAGACCGCAATTTAGCGGGGTTTATGAAATTACCTACACAACATCCGCAAATGCTGATGCCCGGCTTAAAACCGATTTAAAACGCGTTTTATTGTGGATGTACGAAAACCGGGGTGATGATACCGATGAAATGCCGGCCGAATTAATGAGCAATGCTAAAACATTAAAGGATTTGACATGGGTATAGGAGCGGCCAGGAAAGTAAAGATAGTTGTGGTGGGGCAAACGGAGGGCGTAGATGGGCCGGATGTAACTGCTGATGAAGTGGCAAATCTTTGGGCTCAAATAAATACAATAACGCAAACGAGAGGATTTGATGCTGGCAAAGCTAATTATAAGACAAGTTATGAGTTTTTGATTAGGTATGATTCAGCGGTGAGCATTACAATCCGATGCATGATTGAATATAGCAATAGGTTTTATTCAATACAAAGTATAGAGCGCGTTGATAGGGTAAGGGCGGAAAATAAGTTTGCAAGTCAGTTATTGAACAATCCGGAGGGTAATTATTGGCGAATTGTGGCTACATCACAAGACATTGCATAATGGCAACATTAAAGTTTGATATTAAAGGTTTTACTGAGTTACAAACAAAAATTAAGGCATTGCCTAAAGAATTGCAGGAAGAAGTTGTTGGTGAGATACAAGCGTGGGGTAATGATGTAAATGCCGAACAGTTGGGTTTAATTAGCCAGCAAAAGATTCAGGATTTGGGGGCGTTGCAACAAAATACAAAGGCATTTCCAAAACCTGATGGCGTTGAATTGATTAGCAATGTTTATTATGCGCCTTATATTGAATTTGGAACAGGGCCGAAAGTAAAAGTACCTGCTGAATTAAATGATTATGCCAGCCAGTTCAGAGGCAAAAAAAGAGGTGATTTTAGGACATTTGTAAAGGCATTAGAAGCATGGTTAAAACGTAAAGGTGGCAATCCTAAATTCGCCTTTAAGGCGGCATTAAATATTATTGCAAATGGTCAGGAAGCAAGGCCATACTTTTTCCCTCCGTACCTTAGAAAACGTAAAGATTTGATTAACCGGCTAAATGTAGTTATTGGTAAAGTAATATGAAAGATCCAATTAAATTTATAAAGTCAGCATATTATACGGCATTGGATGGAGTTATTATATACAATGGCAGTACTATCCCGGTATATGATGAAGAGGCCGATGAAACAGGCGGGGATTATTACATTGTAATATCTACTATTGTAGATGCTGATTTGCCTAATAAGGGCAAGTTTATGAATGAAGTTGAGGTATTGATTGATGTGGTTAGTCAAAACAATTGGCGCGTAGATTTGGTGAAGCAGATAGTTGACGCAATAACTGCAAAGGTGTTAAATACAATAATACCTTCGATAAACACTACTTCGCTGCCTGGTAATGCGGACTTTCAGATAGTAGATGTAAGGAAATCGGCCAGTCAACACGTACCGATTTTAGATACAGGCACAAAGAAGATAGTTAGAAGATTGACACGATTTACTCAAATTATAATAGAAAAATAAAATGGCACAAATTCAGGGATCAGCAGTTACCATGCAAATTCGCGAAAGTGGAACAACTGGCGGTTATTTAAACGTAGTTTGTGAAACTACATCCAGCCTTTCCGGATCGGCTTCTGTAAGTACCGAAGTAACTAAATGTAATACATTAACATCCGTTGCAAGTCCTACAATTACTTTTTCAGTTGAAGGTATTGCAGAAACTGCACCATCTGCAGGTCAGGTAAGTGTTGAACAGCTTTTAGGTTGGTTTACTGCAAAGACTTTACTGGATATTAAATACGAAGATCCTCAATCTACTGGCGTAAACTTTTATGTGCAAGGTGCTGGATATATGACTGAATTTGGCATAACTGCGCCTTCAGAGGGGAATGTAAGCTTTACAGCTTCTTTCCAATTGACTGGGAATATCGATGTAACTCCATAACATGAATATAAAAGGTAAAGAAATAAGCCTCCGCTTTGGGATGCTTAGCGTAGAGATATTCTTAGGAGAGGCCGCAAAATTTGACGGCCTTTCTTATTACAGTTCCTATGCAATCAGTAAAATCATTTATGCCGGCATGGTAAATTACTACGAAGTCAAAGGGCAAAAGCATCCATTGACATTTGAAGAGATTTACGATTATGTCGAAGACAGTATGTTGACAAAGGCCGACATGGCTCAAATTACGGATGTAATTAATGAGTTTAGCAACTGCCAGGCGTTAACACGTAAAACCGAAGATTTGGCGGAGGTGAATGAGGAATTAAAAAAAAAGAGTATGGATGGAATGACACAAGAGTCACAGCCTATGCAGCAGGGTTAAAACCTGATGAATACTTTTGGATGCGGCCTGTTGACTTTTATCAGTTCATTGAGGGTTATAATAAGAGATTATTAGATCAGCATGAGATTGCGAGGCGGCAGGCTTATTTTATGTTAGCTCCGCATCTGAGCAAACCGATGAATATCGGGAAATTTTATAAGGAATATTGGCCATTGCCGGGTGATAGTTTTGAGGAAAATAGCAGGCAAAAAAGATTATTGGATAAGTTAAAGAAGTTAAAAGAAAATGGCAGAGCAACTCCAGATACAAGTACAAGCTAACGTAAGCAATGCTATAAATAATCTTAATGATTTAAATAAATCATTAGTTACAACAAATACGGCTGCGGTTAAAACCGGAACGACCGGAATGCAGTCATTAGCCAAAGGGGCAAATCAGGCAAACACATCCATGATTAATTTGGGGCGTACCGTATCGGATGCGCCTTTTGGATTTATTGGTATTGCGAATAATATCGGTCCTTTAGTTGAAAACTTTACACAATTAAGAAAAGAATCAGGTACTACTGGCGGAGCGTTAAAAGCATTAGGCAGTAGTTTAGCCGGCCCGGGTGGTGTGATTGTAGGGATTCAATTAGTTGTGGCAGCCGTGCAATTTGCGCAATTAGGTTTTAGCAGATGGACTGGAAGTACAAAAAAGGCAAAAGAGGAACAAGACAAATTAAAGCAAGGTACTGATCAGCTTGTTACATCAATAAGCAAACAAAAGTTAGAAGTTGAAACATTAGTAAAAGTTTCAAGAGATGTAACCCTTGCAGAAAATGATCGTGTAAATGCAATTAAAAAGTTAAATGATATTATTCCTGATAATATAGGTAAATTAAATTTACAGAATATTGCAACGGCCGAAGGTACAAATGTAATTAGAGAATATATAAAAGCTGTTGAAGCTAAAGCAACTGCCGATTTAATATCAAATAGAATTGCCGAAAATAATATCAAATTATTTGATAACAGAAATGATGCTTTAAAAGCAACAGAAGATGCTGAAAAACAAATAAATGATTTAAAAGCAAAGCAAAATGAATTATATGCAAAGGGTAGATTTGAAGCATCTGAACAATTAGGGATACAAATTAAATCTCTAATTAAATTAAACGAAACTAATCAATCGCAAAATATATTTAGAAAAAAGGCAAAAGAAATATTGGCCGATAATCAAAAATTAAGGGCTGAATATCAAAGATTACTACCTATTGCTAATACAATAGATAAAACAGTAACTAAAACTGAAACTACAAAATCAAAAGAACAAACATTACAAGAAAAGATAAATGAATTATTAAGTGATTATCAAAATACTTTAAAATCTATAAAGTATGAAGAGCAAATCAAAGGTATAAATCAGTCTAATCAAAAATTAGAAACAAATTTAGATTTTCTTAAACGTGCGGCTGATTTAGTTGGATTTACGGGACAGGCATATAAAACAATAGCAAAAGATACACAAGCATTTGCAGTTGCAGCTTCTAATCAAAAGATAGTAGAAGTAATTAAAAACTACCAAACGGCCATAAGTGAATTAGATTTAAGGCAAGCCGTTACTGGTCAGGATCAGTTAAATCAAAGAATTAATCAAACAACTGATGCACTTATTAAGCTGAAGCAGTTAGGTGTTAGCGATACTAATGAAGAATTTATTAAGCTTAACAATACTTTAAATGCCTTAAAGAATGAGGTTGCATTAAAGGAAATCCGCAAACGTACTGAAGAGATTACAAAGACATGGGAGCGGTTTCAGTTACAAGTTGATAAACTTAATTTCAATAAAACCAAAGAGCCGCTGGATGCTTTAAAATCTAAAATAGATTTAATTGGTAATGCCATTCAGGAATTAAAATCCAAAGGATTAACGGATAAAGATTTAGGCATAGGCATTTTGTCAATACAATTTGAGCAGTTAGGTAAGCAGTTTGAGAAGCTTAAAGAGCAAAAGGAGATATTAGATAATATTAAAAATACGATAGAAAGCGGATTAACCAATGCATTTGGCTCTGTATTTGAGGCGGTTGCATCCGGTGAAGATGCATTTAAAGCGTTAGGTGATAGCGTAAAAAGATTGCTCGTAGATTTGTTAAAAGTTATTATTCAGGCAACTATATTAAAAGCTATAACTAATGCCATTGCGCCGGGATTAGGTGGTGCATTTAGTGGTGATGGTTTTGCAATTAGAGGTGATTATTTACGCAAAATTATCGCATTAAGATAAAGACTTTTATTAATTATGGCATACATTACACGATATAGATTAGAATTTGATACCATAAAGGGAAGAACCGTAAAATTGGAAATTGAAAAAGAGCGTAATATTGTTAGTCCAGTTAATTTTTCTGCTATTGCATCATCTGTATTTTCTGCATCAAATAATAGTTTAGTTACGGGTACACAAGCTTTAACATTTTTAGAAGTCGGAGATATTATAACAATAAGCGGAACGGTAAGCAATAATAAAACATTTACTTTAAAGGATTTTAGCTATACAACAGGCGGATTTGGATCTACAACATTATTCTTTAATGAAGCCGTTATTAATGAAACTGATGGATCTTTTCAGATGACGATTTCCGCGCCAGCGGTTACTAATTTAACCGGATCAACACAGTCACCTGTTGAGTTATCATATCCTAATGGTGAGTTTGAAAAGATGAATCCAATTAGGGAAAGCAAAATGCGGATTAAGATATTGACTGATAATGTCAATTATGAAGATTTTACGGTGTTATATGATACACAATACAAAGTAAAATTATACCTAAATAACACATTAGAATGGTCAGGATGGCTTGATAATGATTACATCACAGAGCCGTTTTTAGATACACCAGTTGAATTGGAACTATCTGCAAGTGACGGATTATCTATACTTAAAACAACAGATTTACAAACGCAGAGCGGTGATCAGATGTGGGGGTTTTATAGGATAAAAGAATTTATTGCAAATGCATTATATCGTACAAAGTTAGATTTAGATTTTGTAAGCTTTATAAATATGTATCCTGAATCTACTTTGGAAAGAAATTCAGTAGTCCCATCAAGTTATGATTGGGATGCTTTCTTTTATGCTCGTATTTATGCATCTGCATTTTTAAAAGGTCCGCGTGATTTTGATGATTGTTATGAAGTTTTATCAAAAATTATGCAAGCATTTGGATGTACTTTATATCAGTCAAGAGGCAAATGGTATATAGTTCAAACAAATGATAGGATTGCAAACGTTTTGGATGGCACTATTCGAGATTATACCGGAACAGCTACCGGCATAGCGATGAATCAAAACTTTGCCATTAGTATTGGTTTAAATGAGATTACAAAGCTTATTAATGCTGATGCATTGGTAAGTATAGAAAAGCCATTTAAAGAGGTTTTAATTAAGCATAAGTTTGATGTTCCTCCTGTATATTTTAGGAATTTTGATTTATTGGATTTAGCTGCCGATGCTTATTCAGGTGTTGCGCCTGCTTATTGGACTGCCGCGCCAAGTGATTTATCAAATTTTTATGGATATATAAATCAAGGTGAGGTGTTTATTGATTATGTACCTGGAACAGATGCTGAAATTAGAAGAGGAATTAAATTAAGAGGTGGCTCTACTACAATTGGAGCTGGTGCCAAAAGATCAACTTTATATCCAGTCAATAAAGGTGATAAAATAAGTTGTGGGTTTTCAATAAAATTTAATATACCATATTTTAGATCAGCATCACAATGGGCATACGTTTTATTTGTTAGTGAAAGTGGGGAATGGTATTATTTAAGTCTGAATGGATTTTGGTATAGAAATTTTACTGCAATAGGTTATACTTATGCAAATGAAGAAGATCGCAGGTTTTGGAAATCATATAGTATAAATACACAACCAGTTCCAGGTAATGGGACAGTTTCTTTAATTTTAACCGGAAATAGTTCAAGATTAATAGCAGGTGCAATTTATGATGTATTTTATAAAGATTTAGAATTTAGCATTGAAACATCATTTAATGAAATGACCGAAGTTGATGGATATGAATATAAATGCGATACATCGGCTAATCTCAAGAATAAATTTGATGCTGAAATATTTATTGCTAATGCGCCAAATATATCAACACAAGGCAGTATTTTAAAAACTGATTTTGTAAGCTCACAAAACTGGAAATATAAAGGCGGTGGCAGTCCAATAATGCCATTTGCTAAATATATTACCCGTTCATATTGGCGTACTATGTGGCGTAACTTTATGAGAATAGAGGGCAGATTATATGATTTATATCAGGGCAGCCGACTGCTTTCACCACTTAATTCTATTGAGTTTACGGAAGTAGAAGATAAAGAGTTTATGTTGACTACCTTGCAAATGGATATTAGACAGGAAACGGCTGAATTTACAATGATTGAATTGCGAGATACATCAAATACTAATGATTTTACTCAAAATGGTACTGAATCATTTAGATATTTGAATGTTAAGGCAAAAGATGAAGATGATCCTATTAAAGAGCCGAAAACGCCGATAGATTGGAAGTTTGGGACAATAGGAGTTATTTCATCATTATTAAGACGGAAAAAACGAAGAAGGTTTAATAATTATTCATAATGGAAAATGTTATATTAATAAAGATTGTTGGAGATCCTGATTTTGAGCAAGTACCTGATAATATGCTGGTTAAGGATATAGAATCAGGAAAGCTTTATATTGGCAATCAGACTAATATTATGGATGAAGTAAAGACGGATAAATCAAATAACTGGGCAAAAATGTTTTTTTATGGAGGTAATTAAAATACTTGGGCAGGCAAATCCGCAAGAAGCAACTGGTGTAACTGAAATTTTATACGTAGTTCCAGAAAATAAAGGATGTGTTATTTCATATTTAAATATAGTTAATAGAGGTTTATCAGATGGAAATATAAGTATTCAAATAGGGAGTGCTGAATATTTAGAAAATTTTCCTGAATCAACATGGATAGAGAATAATATGTTAGTTTATGCACAATGCAGTTCACAAAGATTAAAAGGCGCTACACTTGCTGCTGGCGATATTGTTCAAATAACAGCATGGACAGATGGTATGACATTTGTATTATTTGGTAGTGAATTTGATCAAAATTTTAGCTATACCGGAGATGGCGGCGGAGGTGATTATGGTTATGGATATTAAATTATAAATTATGGCACAATTAAAAGGAGACGATTTAGTATTATATGCTTATGGTGATTTAGAGCCTATTGGTTGCGAAGATAGCTTTATTTTGACCATAACATCATCTGAAATTATAACGACAACAAAAGGCAGCGGAAGAGCTACAAATAGAGAATATGGCAGTTATGATTGGAATATCCAATGTACCGGCGTTATAACTTTAAATGAAGCCGGACGGGTTAGTTCGTTACATTTTAATGACAATATTATAAAAGGCAAAAAAATAGCTATAAAGGCTAATGTTGGAGCTGAATTTTACTTTGGTATAGGCATTATTACATCTGCATCCAGTACGGCAACAAGTGGTGAGTTTGCCAAGTTTGATGTAACTATTGCAGCGGATGGGCCGTTATACAGCACAAACGAATTAAAGAATACGGAAAATGAGCCTACATATTTAACGTATTCAAGTACAACATATTCTATTACATATTCATCGGTTGATTTGTTTAGAGCTAACATTTTAATGGTATTTGTTAATGATGTTTATTATGCTCCTGATTTATATGAATTTTTACCGAGCAATGGTTATGGGAGTGGGGTAATTACATTTGATTCTGCTTTGCCGAGCGGTGAAACAGTTAAAATATTTTATATTCCTGAATAGGTTGACAAATTAATAAAAGCGGCAAAAAATGAAGATTAATTTTGATTTTATGAAGTATTTAATAGCTTTTGTACTGATTTTTAGCTTTTTTAGCGGATCGGCTCAAAACAGATTCCCATCCGTAGATAGTGCAAAGAATTACGTTTTAAGGTATGTAAAGAATAGCGCGGTTGAGACTTTTACAAATTGGAGGGCGCAAAATGTATCTTATGGAACTTTGGAGCTATTGGATAGTCTTGCCGGTAATGGTGCAATAGATAGCATTTGGAAAACAGGTGATACTTTAAAATATAGCAAAAGTGGTGTAAATTATACAATTGGAACAATTTCTGCTGCAAGCGATACGGCTACCGTTGTAAAAGCATACGTAACCAATGCCGAAGCGGTTACGATTACAAAGGGGCAGGTGGTTTATATCTTTGGCGCATCCGGTGACAGAGCATCCGTTAAGTTAGCAAAGAATACAAGCGATACGTTTAGTTCAAAGACTTTGGGGATTGTTAGGGCGGACATTGCGGCCGGTGCAGCCGGATGGATTACAACGCAAGGGCAGGTAAGCGGAATAAATTTAGGGGCATATAGTCCGGGGGATATTTTATGGCTGGATAGCATACCGGGTGGGTTTACAAAGATAAGACCTCAAGCGCCTTATCATGGTGTATTTGTAGGTGTTGTGGAAAGGGCAAATGCTGGCAATGGTTTGATATACGTTAAGCCACAAAACGGAGTAGAATTAGAGGAGCTTCACGATGTGACATTAACTTCGCCAACAAATAATCAGATTTTAGCTTATACATCATCTACTAAAGTTTGGGAGAACAAAAGCGTTGCAACTGCTTTGGGATATACTCCGTTAAATGTTACCGATACGACTGCCATGCTTTCTCCTTATTTGAGGTCAAACGTGGCGGCTGCGACTTATCAGCTTATCTTAGATACTATCCCTTTGGCTGCTTTCGGTGCAGGTAGTGGGGCGGCTGGAGATACTTTGGCATTCAGCACATCGGCGGTTTATGGTAGTTTCTACAATGCAGGCAATGACACTTTAATAATTACGCAAATGAGAGCGGGTGTGTTAGGTACATCGCCAAGCATTACGACTGAAGTATATTGGAACGATAGTTTGAATATTACAGCAGGTGCAACGATATTAGTAACAGGCGGTACATCGGTAACGGGCACAATCGGAGCAACAAACGTAACATCATTCACAAATAATAAGATTCCGCCAAATGTATGGGTATTTGTTCGCACAAGTGCGGTTGCAACAAAGCCGACATATTTCACATTAACATTACTCGGATATAGAAAACGCCAATGAGATATATTTTAATCATATTACTTTTTTGTTCGGTAGGTGCAAATGCCCAAATGGTTATAAAGGCGCATCCTAATTATGTGCCGTTTGCTTCTGTTAATATATTTGCTCAAACAAGTAACACTTATTCACTTCGCAAAGTAATTTCATCTTATACTGGTTCAGCTATTAGGGTGCGAAAAGATACAACAGGGCAACCGGAGCAGGACATTGGATTTCTGGGAAGTGGGGAACTTGATACGGTAAGCCTTAAAAGTTTTTTGAATGCTCGCAGCGGTTTTGCGGTTACATGGTATTCACAAAATAATAATCAAAACGCAACGCAGGCAACGGCAGCGAATCAGCCAAGAATAGCGTTAAATGGTGTGATTGATAGATTAGGAGGTAAACCGACATTGTTATTTGATGGCTCAAATGATTTTATGAGTGCTGCATCTTTTAATAATAATGCGGTAAGTATTTACACCGTGTTTTCAAGAACTGGAGGTTCATCTTTATTTAGGATAATTTTAAGGAAAGGATTTACAACTAATAATACATTTGAATATTTATTGAGAAATACAAGTCCGAGTAATTTCCTTGAAGGTAGCGCATCTACAGGTTTGTCATTTAATACAGTAAATACAAATCCTTCGACAGTTGGCGGTGTTTCTGGTCAACCTGATGTTATAAAATTAGGTATATTTATTTTTGATAATACCAATATAAAAATTGCTTTGAATAATGACAATTTATCAACATCTGCATTATCTGGCACATTATTTCAAGGTAGTTCTCCCTTAATTATTGGAGCGCAATGTACTTCTGATCTTTGTAATGGTTACTCTGCTTTTTGGCCAGGTCGCATAAGTGAAATATTGATTTACGGGGCAGATAAGACAAATGATAATGCAGATATAAAAACTAATATAAATACTTTCTATTCTATTTATTAAAATGAAATATTTATTCATCATATTATTTATCCTTTCCTCATTTACTATGAGCGCACAATATATTAAGGTTTTACCCCAAGCGGGATTTACAAGCGAAGAAAGGGCAATCGCAATAAGCCGCGAGTTATTCCGCATTCAGCGACCAATCAACCAACAAAATGATGCGACTTTGTATTTATTCGGATGGATTAAGCACCCAACAAAAGATAGTACTTATACAGATACCGTAAATGCAGCATTGCAGATAGATACCAATCAGGTTATTTATGTGCATCCCGATAATGATTTAACAAATCTTATCGCTTTGTTTCCTGAATTAAGCCAAGCGGAAAAAGATGGCTTAGCGGCGTTTATTGAATCGCAGCAAATGTTTTTATTTAAGTATATCATTCCGAGCGATGTGACGGTATTTACAGAGGCTGAAATGAAATCGGCGGGGTGGTTACCTGAGCCTGAAGAGTTATGAGAGGCTTTGTATTATTAATAACGGCTATACTAATAGCAATAATAATACTGCCAATTGGGTTTGGATATCAGATTATAAGTTCTTTGTTTCGAGCGGTAAACGAGTATTTATTTAAGGTGGCGAAAAGTATTGACCAGTTGGGGAATGTGGTTTGCCGGGACTTATTTAACGATACTTTGATAAAGAAAAGCGGTTACCGATTTGGTAATGAAGATGTGACCATTAGTCACGTGTTGGGGAAGAATGAAGAAACAAAGACTTTGAGTATATTGGGTAAGGGTTTAGCATGGATATTAAATACAATAGATAAAGATCACAATAAAAAAGCGATTGAGAGATGAGCGCGAAGTTTGAATATGCAGTGTTAACGATAATGAGTATCTATTGCAAGTGAAGCCTATCCCTGAACAGAATCATGACCTCGTATTAACGGCTGGGGGGTTTATATTTGGTGGTGCGCTTGCAGGTGTGGTGGGTTATTATTTCGGAGCTACAAAAACGGATAAGAAAGATGGCAACACCGAAGGATAAAGAGATGCACTTTTGGGCGGGTGTTATGGTAAGCTTCGCGGCTCTTATATTATTTAAGGCCATTGAAGTTCAGCATTGTTGGTTGTGGGTACTTTGTGCGGTGTTAGCGGCTGCCATCGGTAAGGAGCTGAAGGATTTATTGGATTATGGTAAATTCGACTGGCGGGATGCGGTTTATACAATCGTGGGCGGTATGTCAGGTTTTTTACTCTCATTCTTTTAATATGGGCAAATATTTAGTTTTTTTATACTCGTTGGTATTATACCTTTTAGCGTCATGCAGTACACCTAATAAGTTACATAAGATAATGGATAAGCTTCCGGAGGCATCTGCAAAGGAATGCTCCCAAAGGTATCCAATAAAGGAAACCATTGAAATGGTAACTGTTGCAGATACTGCAATGCTTCAGCAGTACGAGGTTGAGTTTCAGTATATGAGTTATTTGATTGATAGTCTGCTATCTGCCAACTGCGACACGGTTATAGTGGAAAAAATTAAACAAGTTATTACAAAAATACCATGTAAGCCGACTATTAAATACATAATTAAGACGCAAGAGAATACGGCGAAGAGTCAAGTAATCATTGACAGCTGCCAAAAAATTAGTAAAGATTTAAATTTACAGGTTGACAAATTAAGTAAAAAAGTCAATGTATTATCTGACGAATGCGATAAGTATAAACGGCAAAGGAATAGGTATTTATGGATGCTTATTGCATTAATTATTTTCAGCTTCCGTAGACAGATTGGACAATTATTAAAAATCATTTAGTATGTATAAATTAGCACCATTAGCAGACAATTTTGATATGTACATAGCTATTCTTATCTGCTATATTCCCATCATTCCTTTGCTTATATTAGCTTACAAATCGCATAAGTCGGGAAGCATGGTAAAGCAGCATAAGCCAGGTACACCTGACTGGCAGTACACATGGGTAAAATCTGATGTTAATATCCCTTTCCGAAAGAACGCATGGTTTCACTTTGCAATACTTTGGTTTGTGATGGGTAGTTTATTCTTTTGGGTTGCGTTATGGCCTGACCATCATGATGTATGGTTTATCATTACTGACAAATGACATTAGTATATCCCATAGCGGCTGCTTCATTATGTGCGATAATTGAATTTATACGCATCATGCGGT